AGTAGCCACAAACCCAGTGCATTCTGGGTTACTTATGACGAATGGACTTCAGCTATGTTTGCCAGCAGAAATACACCGGAAGCTAAAATAGATAGAAAAGTTGTTTTACAAGTAGAAAAAGAAGTTGCCGCAGGCTATCGCTTAACCTTTCCAAATCTGCTACAAGATATGCATCAACTGCAAATAGCGCATATCGCTTTGCTGACCGAAAAGCTGACACGCCTTGAAATCCGCGTCCCACGCAAGCACCAAGCGGATGAAATCGCGGCGGCGTTGCGCTGCCGTCAGGAAGGCTTCAGTTATCGCGATATTGGCGAATTGCTGAACCGTAGCAAGGAGTCTGTCAACCACATGGTTCGCAAGGCGGAAGGCCGGTCTGTATGAGCCACTTTCAACTCAGCGAAGAGCAAGAACAATGCATTTACCACGCCCGCTATACCCTGCAACTGGTCAGCGACCTGGTCGATGCGATTCCCGATAAAACTATCGTACAGATTGACCCGCGCGGCCTGTCGGCGTTAATATCGGCGGTACAACGCAACTTGCCGACCGATAAGGAGTTGCCGTTTATTTCCGGTTAACCATGATCTGTAGGGGCGACCGGCCGGTCGCCCCTACTCGCCTTAAACGCCTTCCCCCACAAAATCCCGCCCTTCCGAAGCCCTTCGGATACCCGCTAAACCCCTAATCTCATACACTGACCCGGACATTTATTTTCCCGGAACAGGTGCGCTATGCCTGAAAAACTCAACCTATCGCCTAACGGCCTGGACATCCTCAAGGACCTTGAGAAGTTCCGCTCCAAGACTTATCCGGATGCCGGCGGAAAACCGACTATCGGCTACGGCCATCTCATCAAATCCAATGAGCGTTTTTTACGGGCGATCACTGAGGATGAAGGCGTGGCGCTGTTAAAAGGCGATCTGAAAACCGCCGAGAATTATATCAATGCCACGATGGCGGGCAAAGGCTCGCTGAACGGCGGCTATCGCCTGACTCAACATCAATATGACGCATTGGTGCTGCTGGTTTTCAATATCGGCGTGACCGCGTTCCGGTCATCGACGTTGCTGATTTATTTGCAAGATGGCGATATGGACGAAGCGGCCGCACAGTTCCTGGTCTGGAACAAAATCACCGTTAATGGCAGAAAGCAGGTGTGCCAAGGCTTGGTGGCCCGCCGTGGTATCGAGCGCCTGGTGTTTATCCGCGATCGGAAGACGTCTAAAAACAATTCCACTACCTCCTAAAGGGATGGAAACATTCAAGCCCAGGCGTACGCCTGGGTTCTTTTTTATGCGAGGGTTAAATGAAACAGTTTTTTTTAAACCGGCTGGGCGAACCCAGCACTTGGCGGGGCCTGACGTTATGCGCGACAGCCTTTGGCATAAACCTTAACCCGGATCAGGCTTATGCGATTGCATCCCTGGGCATGGCGCTGGCTGGCGGCATCGGCGTTATGGCTCCTGACAAGCTGCGCAAGTAGTTGTCGCCCTGGACTATCGCCGCTGATAAACACTCAGCTTTTAACCAGGCCTGATGGTGTGGTGGTAACTGTAAACTGCACGGAGACACGATGAAATTAACACCCTTTATTATTGAACGATTCGCAAAATTCGTTATGGGCGGCGTGCCGTTTGAGTCGATGAAGCGCATTGTCGCCGATGTGAATAATTCGGCAATGTCCGGCTCGGAAAAGCGGCAGGCGGTTCTGAATGAGTTCGCCAGTTTAGGCTACGCCCTAGCCGACTGCCTGATTAATTTGGGCCTGGAGCTGGCCGTGGCCTGGCTGAAGAGCAAGGCAGCATAACGGAATGAGTAATCCTATTGACCGTGCTAATGACACGGCGCAATTAAACAATGACTCAGCACTGTACGAACACCGGCGAGACCGGGTGCAGACTCATCAAGTATGGGTCGGCGGGGTGGTGGTGTGTTCGGACTGCGACGCGGCGATTCCGTCCGCGCGGTTACTGGCTATCCCTGATTGTGAGCGCTGCATCGATTGCCAGGTTGCGCATGAAAAGGAGTTGAGGCTATGGCTATAGCTACTGATATATGGCAATTACTGGGGTTGGCGGTCACGCTGCTGATTGCACTCACAACGATGATGTTTGCCGGTGGACGGATGCTGGTCAATCAGTTCGACCGGCGTTTGAACGAGCGGTTTAATGCGCTGGATGTGTCGCGGGTCGATTCGCAAAATCACTGGGACGCCAAGTTTACGGCGCTGGAGAAGGCGACCGCGGCGGACGCTGAGGAATGGCGACGTATTGAGCGGGAGTTTATGAGGTTTCAGGCCTCGCTGCCTATCGAGTACCAGCGGCGGGAGGATGCGATACGCGACCAGTCGCGCATTGAGTCCAAGCTGGACGGGCTGGCCAAGCTGTTTCAACGATCACAAAACAATGGGGATTAACATGGATAAAATTCGCCGCGAAACGATACGCTGGCAAATACTGCTGACGCTGAATAATGCGCGGCCTATCGGGGCGTTTGAAAAGCTGGTGCTGGCGGTGATTCAGTCCGAGTTTCCCGACGCGACGCAAAGGGAGGTGCGCTGTGAGCTGAGTTATCTGGCCGATCGCGATCTGGTTGAGTTAAGGCATGATCCGGATGGCCGTTGGTTCTGCAAGCTGGAGCGCTTTGGCGTGGATCTGGTTGAGTATACAGTGCCGTGCGAACCTGGGATTGCGCGGCCTGAGAAATACAATGCCTAAGCCGTCCGCGATTGACGGGCTATCGCCTGAGCAGCGCGCTCAATTTGATTCAGAGCTGATCCGGCGCAACTTTAAGGATTACACCGGCCTGGTCGAGTTTCTGGCGGCTAGCGGGCTTGAGATTTCGCGCAGTTCCGCCTATCGGCACGGCTCCAAGTTGCAGCGTCGGTTGCAGAATGTACGCAACTCGACCGAGGCGGCGCGGCTGATTGCCGAGGCGGCTCCCGATGATGCGGATCTGCGCTCGGCGGCGGTGATTTCGCTGGTGCAATCGGAATTATTTGACGTGATGGTGACATTGCAGGATCTGGATGAAGCAGAACCGTTTGAGCGGGTTGGTCTGCTGAAAGAGTGCGCGCGGTCGGTGCTGGATATGACCAAGGCCAGTGTGTTGCAGAAACAATGGGCTGAAAAGGCCAATGCAAAGCTAATCGATAAGCTGCTAAAAATGGAAACCGAGGCTGATGGCAATAAGCCCGGCTCTCGTAAATTGGACAAGGAAACCCTAAAGGCTGTCCGCGAGGAAGTTTATGGCCTGGTGTAAATCCCCCCTAGCCCCCCTTTTACAAAGGGGGGGATTTCTGGCGCCCCCCTTTGTAAAAGGGGGGTAGGGGGGATTATGACCGCAATCACTCTCTACCCGTATCAACAGCGCTGGCTGAAGGATAAAAGCCGCTTCAAGTTGGGGCGCTTTGCCAGGCAAACCGGCAAAACTTTTACCACTACGCTGGAGTTGGTTGACGATGTCTTGCAGGCAGAAGCCGAGGGGCGCAAGTCGCCGTGGGTGATTCTGTCACGCGGGGAACGCCAGGCTAGGGAGGCGATGGAGGAAGGTGTTTTCCGCCATCTTGAAGCTTACGGGCGGGCGGGTTCCAGTTATGGCGTGGAAGAGCTGGACTGGTACGACCCGGAAACCGGCCTGAAGCGTAAGGCGCTGCAAGTGGTCTTGAGCAAGCTGAACAAAATTACCGCTTTGCCTGCCAACCCGGACACCGCGCGGGGCTTTAGTGCCAATGTATTTTTGGACGAGTTCGCCTTTCATCAGGATAGCCGCAAGATCTGGACGGCGCTGTTTCCGGTGATTTCCGCCGGTTACAAGTTGCGCATTACCTCTACGCCCAACGGCAAGGGCAATAAGTTTTACGATTTGAGCACGTCGGAAGATAGCACCTGGTCGAAACATACCGTCGATATTTATGAGGCAGTACGGGACGGCTTGCCGCGTGATATTGAGGAAATGCGTTCGGCGTTGAATGATGAGGACGCCTGGGCGCAAGAGTTTGAACTGAAGTGGCTGGACGAGGCTTCGGCCTGGTTGTCGTTTGAGCTGATTAACGCGGTGGAGCATGACCATGCAGGCGACCCGCACCTTTACAGCGGCGGGCCGTGCTTTGTCGGGGTGGATATTGCCGCGCGTAACGATTTGTTT